GTGCAACATTAGTTGGTTGCAAACTACCAGTTGCTTGATTTGCAAAACCATACTGTTCTTGATTCCTTGCTGAAATTTCTCTTTCAAGCTTTGCGGTGTCCATGTGATGCAAGATAAGTTCCATAAGCGCATTAATTTCCATCTTGTTTTGGCTAGTAACTGACCTGGTATTTTGGTCATGAACCTTAACTTGGGCATTAAGCAATGCGCGGTTATCTTCGTGGTCTTGCTTAACTGCTTCAATATCTTGGCGTTGCTTGATATACATTTGCAACTGTTGATTTTGTTGACCCATTTGTTGCAATGCTTGTTGCATTTGCTGGATTTGCATTTGAACTTGGGGCGGTATCTTGGATTGGTCGTCAATTTGGGCCAATGGATTGATAGAAGCAAGGCGGTCTGCAATGACTTCTGCGCCTGGGAAGTCCATATTTCTAAATACCAAGTCACCAATCTGACCAAATAGGTTCGGATTAGCAGTTAAAGCGGCCATCATAGATTCAACGGCTTCCTGGCGTTTAGTGCTAAATCCAGGGCCAGTTTCCATCACAATGTCATATTCACCAACGGTTACGTCATTTAAAACCTTATCTACGCCGTTTTCGTCTTTGCTTTGCTGGTTAATCGTGACAATCTTTGGCTTGCCATCATCACCAATAATGCGCATAACCCGTTCTTTATCGTAAATCTTGGGGATAAGGTCAAGAATAATACGGCCGGTATGGGCAATTGAACGTGTCAAATTGTCGTAATAATGGTAATTAGTCATGTCAACTTGCATCTGTTGACCTTGTAATGCTTTACCGCTGATATTGCCTTGTGGTAATTGACTTGGGTCAAAAATACCTACAACTGCCATTAAATCAGCATTAATTCCAGCGGCCGCCGCCATAATTCCGGCTGGTGGTTGCTCTGGTGCCTGACGTATTGGGGGTGGTGCTGGCTGGCCATCGGTATCTGTCTGTTTGTAACGCAAATAAGACATGGCTTTGGTATTGGCTTGCGCCCATTCGTTCTCATGTCCTTCGTCTTGTCCTTCAGCCATAATCCATTTGGCTTTGGGCGCGAGTGCCACGGATTCAGTAATGGATGTAACCCAGAAGTTGTACATTCTTTGTGGGTCTTTAGCCATACGAACTAGGCCAAATTTCTTACGTTTGCCTTCAATAACCAATTGCTGACCATAAGTAGGCACGATAGGGATATATTTACCAGCCCATTTGCCTTCTTCAAGGATTTGCATACCAGTTAGCTTGCACCAATGTATTTCTTTTCGCCAAGAACTACGGCGGCTTACTTCATAAATACCGGCCGCTTCTAATACTTTGTCGCTTGGCATTTCATCTTCATAAACGTGGGTGCCATCGGACAATAGGATTAAATCTGCATTAACAATTTTGGTATAAAAGTATTCAGCAAGGCGAATATCTTCCTTCATTACCCATTCAGCATCGCTATCACCAGTACCACGCTGGGTAAATCCTGAACCATCTTCAGCGCCAGGGTACATTGCTCTAAAGTTTTCTTTAGGAATAACAGTAGTAATTAATACTTTTTCGGCATCTGAACCATCTGGCAATACAGAATTAGGGTCAAAATAGACTGTAAATGGGTTATCAATCGTATCAATGCAGATTTCTTGGTCAAATGACTTTTCGTTAATGTAACGTGTATTTACACGCCAAAAACCCCAGCCCATACGAACCGCTGATTCATAAGCCGTGTCATAAGCATGGTCTGCATTAGATTGATTTTCAATATGACGGCACATTCCAGTAACAATATCGGCTAATTGTTCGTCAGTTTGATTGTTCATCCCGTGGGCTTTCATCCGTGGGCGTTGCTGACGTTGCTGGTTGCATAGTTGACGGATATACGCATCAACTTTATTAATGGTTAAGCATGGGCGCGATTCCACGCTACGGCTATTTTGGATTTCTACTGGCCATTGGTCGCCACCGGCGAACTTTAGGTCATCTAATGCTTCTGAACGGTTATTGGTATCGGCATCTGCCGCAAAACGTAGGAATTGCTTTGCATCATCAATTCTAGGGTCGTAATCATCGTATTGCGCTTCAGCCATAATCTATCCCATCCAGCTAGATTGAACGTAGTTAACGGTTCTTTTAACCGGTTTTCTAGGTTCGTTTACCATTAATCCTATATACCTGAACGCATCGGCACCATTAGAAAAGTGGTCGTGAAGCGGCTTCTGACTAAACTGTTTCGTTTCTGGGTCAACGTCATACCGGTAGTGTCGTAAACATTGTAAGCCTTCTTCACAATTTTGCCTATCAAAATAGCATTTACTGAAGATTGTTCTAGCGGCATTTATTGAATCTGCAACCGGTACACGGTCTAGGACTTTAGTCATAATTCCTGTTTGCCGGACAATTTCTTCAATACTTCTGCCAGTTCCTAATGATTTGGCTTTGGCATCGTGCGGCAACCATATCGTATCAATCATATAACCATAGGATTGAATCTTGGCCATCCAGTAGCTAATGGTTTGCTGGTTATCTTCTATGTATCTTATCAATCTGGTTTCTGTTGGAAACAGTTGTACAAACCACACCGCAGTATGGTCATTCCAACCCAAATCGAACACAACATGAACGCCCTTGGTTGCATCGTATGGCACATTGCATATACGGCCTTGTAATTCAGCCATAGTGACTTCTTTAGCAAAGATGGCACCATTAATCGTCTGACGTGGAATTCCTTCCCAAACGTTGTTATATGCTTCTATATCACGTGCTTGCAGTTGTCTGCGTTCTATGTCCAATACTTCAGGAAAATAAGGGTTATCACTCCAATTAAGTTTGGTGACTACGGCATTTTCCGGTGGATTTAATACAAAACGCTTATAGGTTTCGTCTGTTGGCAGTTCAGGATTAAAGCTTACCCATATTTCACTACCTTCTTTTCTTATCGTTGGGGCCAAAATTTCCCAGGAATGGGCCGTAACGTTATTTGCTTCCTCTACCCAGCAAATGTCTATTCCTTCAATAGATTTCAGGCCATTGATGTTGTTCTTAATGCCGGCAAAGATGAATTCTGAACCATTGATGCCACGAATAGTATTTTGGGTGATTTCATAATGGGCTTCTAATCCCATCGCATAGATTTGGTCGCTTAATAGCTTATGTACCGAATCCTTAATACTGGTTTGGAATTCACGTGCGCATAGAACACGAATAGGGTCTTTAATACCTTTAATTAGTAGGGCGCGAGAAATTCCCCACGATTTTGCACCGCCGCGCCCACCGTACAAAATTCTGTATCGAATTTGTTTGGGTTCAAATAAACACTTTAATTTAGCCGGAAACCGTTCTCTGGCAATGGCATCTTTAATCTGTTGTGACGGTTCCATCGGGGTCTACAAATGTTATCTGAACGCCAGTTTTGAGTTCTGCACCATTAGGACCGGTGACTTCTTGCGTTGCAATAGCTTTTCCATCAACACGGTCCATTACTTCCTTTACTGCCCATGCTTCACCAGCTTCAGCAAGTGAAATAAGCTTTCCAACAATGTTAGCTAGCTTTTTTGGGTCTTGAATCAAATCCATGCGAATACGGTCATAAAAGAGTTTGCCCTTCTTGGCATTTTGATTGCCAATTTGACCCCCTCTTGAATTATTCGATTCGATTTCCATATCCATGATTTGTAAAGCCTTCTTTAGTTACGCTTGTGGTTGTTCTGCTGGTGCTTCAATGTTTACTTCTACTGGTGCTGATTCACTTGGTTGTTGCTTTGCAATATGCTCATCAACTTGTGCTTTGGCGCTTAACATTAAGCGGCCATGCAATTCAGCTACCAGTTCCATAGGTAATTTACGTAGTCCTTGTAGGATTAGTTCCATTTCTTGTACAGAATGGCTAAATTCTAGTTTTAAGTCGTTTAAATTCATTTTTTCTTACCTTTCTTTTTTTCTGCTTCGCGCTTTTCGCTATACGCAATTGCTACTGCTTGCTTTACTGGACGACCGGCTTTAACTTCTGTGGCCACGTTCTTTTTAAATGCGGCTGGTTTTGCTGATTTGATTAATGGCATGATTAACAGTTCCAATTTTTAAGTGATGCTTTAGCCCTTTCAGCCGGACCTTTAGCTTTCTTTACTACGCCTTCCATTCTTGCACAAAATGATGCTTTTCTGCCTTTATCCTTTTCAGTCTTAGGATTTGGGGCTGGTGCCTTTAGATTGCTACCGTTCTTGGCGTTGTATTCAGCACGTCCTTTAGCGGTCATGCCGGCGCCCTTTTCAGTAGGATTGTAGGTTTTACCTTTGCCAGTAGTCTTATGTTCTATTGGCTTATCGTGTTTTTTCGTAGCCATTATTTTTTCGCAGTCTTTGCAGATTCTTTAAATGCTTTAGCAGTTGGGGCGCCCTTGGTGCCTGGCTTACGCATCTTCTCTACTGGCTTGCCTTCTGCCTTTTCTTTGGCGATACGTTCTTGCTTTTTATGGATATTGGCATAAAGTCCGGGTTTAGTAGCCATTTTGGTTTCCTTTGTCGTTGCTTTTTTTAAGGTTGGACGCTTTTTTGGTTTTTCAACTGGAAAACTAGGCGTTGGTTCATCAAACGTCAAAATATATCTTGATTTAGTTTTGGGTTTAAGCCAATTCAGTATTTTTTTCAGCATAATCTTCTTCCGTTAAGAAACATACGTCTTGCCAGGACATAATAAGATAACGTTCACCGTTAGTAAAGTATTCTTGAAATTTAAGATATTCATCTTGGGCGTTTTT